CCTGAAAGAGCATCATTTTCATTATCAGTGCTAATATCTAGAATTTTAACTAAGGTTTGACCGCCGTCGAATTTAATTGTGTCATTATTAGGAATAAAGAAGGAACCTTCGATATCTCCAAATGCATCAGTTGTAAAATCACCTGGTGCAGAAGCAGTATTTGGATGCCCGGTTGAACCAGCATACTCACCACCTAAGAAATCATCAGGAGGAGTTACTTCACCGAATCTTCTATAGGTTTCTTTTTTAACATAATCACCGATGTTTGTTCCATCAAAAAACATAAAGTGTTGTCTATTAGGAGCTAATTGGCTAGCTCTAAAGAATACTCTTCTAGAGCGAATAAACGGAATAAGATCAATTTCTACTACTCTTTGACCTATTAAGGTGCGGGTTGTTGTAGTTGTTGTTCTACCACTAGTAGTTGTTCTACGAGAAAGAACACGGCTTTGACCGATAATAGATCCTACTTCAGGAAGCACAAGATCTTCTGCAATTCCTTGAGGACGAATAATACTATTAGCTATATCTCTTTGCTCATCAGGAGTAGTGCCTCTTCTATTATTTCGGACTCTTCCTGCTGTTATGTTTTCAGTACCTACTATTACATCCTGTCTCCAAACATCAAACTCTGGAGAAAGTTCAAGATCTCCAGAATACAGAATAACATCAAATGGGTTAACATTTTCAGTTTCAGTTGCAACGTTCTGGAAAAAGACTGGAGTTTCGCTATAGTTAAGATATACTACATCATTTTTAATAACTGTTCCAAGATTATTACTTAATCCACTATCATATACCATTCTAGCATTTTGTGAATTTGCTAATGGTGCAATAACATTTGTCTGCGCATCTAAAGATGCAGCATATTGTCCACTAAAAATATCAGAGAAAACTAGATCTTTAAAGTTATCAGCAAAGAAACCATTTTTAAATCTATTGTTTCCTGCCGAATCAAATACTTCAATCGTAGAGGTTTCAAGTTCAAGAAGGTTAAGGGTAACGGCTTCTTCGATATCATCAATACGCTTTACAATGTTTCCAATGTCACGCATAGTGTAACGACGGTTATCAATGTACTGAGAAAATAAGTCTGCTTGATTATCAGTATATGGATTTAAGGTAAAGCTATATAACTCCATACCGTTGGCAGGTACTTCTGGCTTAACAGGATTTACGTTAGGCTCACCCTCAATATAAACTAATCCATCTGAAGTTGCAATTAGAATATCTTTTCTTGACTGGTAGTATGTTACATCAGCCTGAATAGTATCAGTGTTTCTAGGGAACTGATTAACCAAGTTTGATACAAATGTACCATCAGCAGCCTTTACACTTCTAAAGTCAAGTACGTTTCTTAGTTCAATCTCGGTACCGGTATTCTGACGGAAGGTAGGAATATCTTCGTAAGCAATCTCACCAGTATAAGAGTTAGCAGAGAAAAAGTCTCCTGATGTTCCGTGCTGGAAGTAGTCGTACTTAACTCTAATTGGCTGTGGAATAGTTCCGCTTTTAAGAATTGCTTTGCCGCGATCATAAAAGTTGTCTCGCTGACCGTTATCCAAAACAAATCTGTTTGTTACATCATTGCTGTCAGCATCAAGTACTTCTTTGAACTGGTAGATATCTGCATGGGTTAAAACTAATTCATTGTTAGTAAGGGATCCCGTATCAGTAAAATCTGCAATTAAGTTTTTAGTTCTATTTGAGGCTAAGCTTTCTCTATTAACATAGTATACTAAGCTGTGGGCGCCGGTGCCGCTAAGACCCGTAATACTGGCAGAAGATTGGCCGTTTGTGATAGCAGGACTAGCAACAATATCTCCATTATCATCTGTTAAGATCCAGAGCGCTTCGTCTGCATAGCTTTCTGTAGTAAGACCTGGAAGAGTTAAAGTTCCTGCACTAGGTGTTCCAGAGAAAAACCTTTGCTCGGTCAACCCAGTAACATTAACACTTTGTGGTCTATTGCGTGGAAGCTCGAAGAATGCATTATTGTCATTAATTTCTTTCATAACAGCAACACTATCTTCTAAGACCAGATTGCCATAGTCATTGTTGTCTGCAGAGTCACCAATACTTCTAATGTCTCTGAATCCACCAGAGGTAATATTTACATCAAAAAGGTGGAATCTGTAATATCCACCAGACTGAGCTACTTGTCTGACTCGGGCTGTACCTACTGCTGTTCCAGTACCACTATTATAACCATTAGTATTACTAAAAAGTGTGCGTTTAGCAAACGTTCCTACATCAGGAAGACCTTTTAGAGTATCAATCTGAACATAGTTACCATATCTAGCGCTGATTGCTTCAGACTCGACTAACTCAGTAGCTCTAGACTTGTTAACAATAATGTCGGTTTTTGTTGGTTCTTCATATCTAAAGCCATTCACATACGAAATGCCCGGGCTAACAGAAAGCGTAAGCTTAGAGGTATCTGTATTAGATTTAAAATTAGCAGTAAATTTTTCTACAACGTAGTTACCAGACTCTTCAAAAGTACGCTTGGCTAACTCTTCACCAAGTACATTATACTGATTACGATCAATTTCACTTTGAAGCTGACCTTCAATAAAGCTATTGGTAGTAATGAAGTTGTCTGCGCTATCTGCAGTATCCGAAGTAGCAAGAGTAAGTCGAATTCTATATCGATCCGCACCCGGTGCTGTACGATTAGGTTCTACGTTCTGATTGTCATATAGTGCATCAGTGTCGTCAGAAGAAATAATGTCTTCAGTAATAATAAACCCAATATCAGTTGTTGGAGTATTACTGTACTTACTAATGATTAAAGATTGTGCATCCATTTGTACAAAATGCCCTTGTACAAAATATGCGCCTTTATTTACAGTAACTCTAAAACCTTTTCCTACAACCGGAACTCCTGGGGTTTCCTGTAGAGTTGTAACAGTACCACTTCCATTTGTAACACTCAACTCTGTATTAGATGCAAATCTAATTGTTGTGGATCCACCAGTCACATTCAAAACATTAGTATATTCAATATAAGCCGTAGCAGGGTTATCTCCGTCAACGCGCTGAACAAATTCAATTACCCGAGCAGTAATATTGCCACCTTCAATAATTGAACCTACGGCAATATTAGTCGGAGTACCTTGAAGTTTTACAAACTCATAGTCCGGGTCTGGAGCCATTCCGCCAGGATTTACTACCGCACCTTCTTTAAAGATGTTACGGCCAAATCTTTCCATTTCCTTCTGGATAATGGTCTGAGCCTGTGTAAGCTCTCTTGCTTGAAGTGCACGACCCGATCGGAATAGAATTCGGTGATAGTTATCACTATCCTTAAAATCGTCCTTATAGGTACTAGAGAATGTGGTATCGCTAAAAGCTGTGGGCATTTTTTACTCTCTTAAATCTTAAAGTTGAATAATGATTTTAACGTCTTCAGTACTTGCGGAATCACGCGTAATTGCAGCGCGACTATCAATATAAAGTAATTCGCCAGAAAATGAGTTGATTTCGCCGCTTGAATCAGATATAAAGTTACCAACGTCATTTGAATCTAAAACATTGTATATTGCATTTACGCCAGTATCACTTGCTGAAAACTGAGCAAATCCTAATTTTTCATTTTGATGATATAAAAGAGTGGTATTTCCACCATCAACAATAGCGTCATCTACAAAAGCCTTTGCTCCAGTAGATCCACCAGCAATATTCATATCTTTAAGTAAATCTGTACCTGAAACAGTAAGGCGCCTTAATCCACTGCCTGTTGCTGCAGTAAAATCTGAATCATTAGGCTTTTTAATATTTCTAAGTAAACCTACTTGTCTAAACTCTTGTCCTACCAAAAAGTCTCCAGATCCTAAAGATCCTGTAAGTTTAGCATTAAACATAATAGAAGTTGATCTTAGATCATCTCTAATATCTTTACCTACACCATTTTTAGAAATAACTGGACGGATAACAGCTTCAGTTGTAGGAGCAGTACTACTAGTAATTTTAATATCAGCGTAATTATATCCAGATCCAAATCCGAATCCGCCGGATCCATTAGAATCAGTTTCAGCTTTAACAACAGCACCAGTCGTCGCGCTAACTGTTAACCTAATAGTAGCATTAGATCCATTACCTTGCACTACTGCAGTGGAATTAGATGCGTAACCGGCGCCGCCAGATATGATTTTATATCCAACAATTTCACCTGAAGTTGCAGCAGCTTGTACTGCTAATTGCTGCTGTTCAGCTATAGTGTTAAATGCTCCACCTACAGCAGAGTCTACTTTTTCAACTGGAATAAAGTTTGCAGTTGAAAAGTCATTTAATTTAGTTGGATCTAGTACAGTTAAGAATCTCCAAATGTAACCGTCACCCAGTTGTTTAGTTCCTTCAGTCGGAAGAATATTATCACCTGGGTTATTCAGAGATGGGTTAATTTGACCTGTTGCAGTTCTACCTTGTTGAAGACAAATGTATACTCTATTGTTAGAAGTGATTACATAATACTGGCCATTTCCAGTATCATTAGCTGTAGTATTACCTAAAGCCGATACATCACCTTCGTATGCTCGATAAATGGTACCTGAAGACCAGTTATATCTTTTAGAAACAAAACTAACAGTATTTGTTAAAATTACTGATTGCAAATTAGATCTAAAATTAATCTTTTCTCTTTCAGAATTAACTACTTGACCAGCAATTGGTACAACATCTGTAGAGTCCTGCCACGTATCAGATTTACCAATACCAACAAAATATCTAGTGGCAGAGTCGGAAGTATCGGTAATGATCTTTTCGATCAAAAGCTTCTTGGTATCATCTGTAATAATTGCGGGCATGTTTTATCTCTTCTTAAGTAACTGTTACGCCGGTATCAGTACCGACTAAGAACCAGGTATCGGTAAACCAAATAGCTTGAGCAGTAGCATTTTGTGCTAAGGTAAAACTAGTATCAGTAAAAGACGCAGGAGTAATTACTGCATTTGAAGTACTCTTATTAATAAAGATCTTATATTCGCCATTTTCAGTACCATCGATTAAATCCGCAGCTAAAGCTCCAGTTTTATTTAGAATGATAAGTGATGCAGTATCACTAACATTTCCATCAGCAGCCATCTCATGCGGCTTGTACGCGGTTTTATTTAGACAAATTGAACCAGTGCCTTTTGCAGCAATCTCGATACCAACATTATCACTATCTCCTACGGCTGCGACCTTAGGACTAGTCGCAGCATTAGAGGAAATCTCAAGATAGTTTGCTGGTACACCGGTACTAGCTAATCCTAAAATCTCATTGGCGTTAGAATCTACAATCGCAGAGGTAATATATGGAGTAGTAAGTCTAATGTTAGTAAAGTTAGTTTGTCCTGTTCCTGCGTTCATGTCTACGCTGTATGAAGCATCTTTACTAGAAAGCACATCGCTGTCAACAAGATTAATCCAGGCAGTATCATGAGCAAAGACTGCGCGCTCAGTATCGTGAACGTGTGCGAACATCCCGTGGTATACTGAAGCGCTAGGAAGAAGCCCAGCGCTATCATATTTGTTACTAAATAAAACTTTAGCTCCATTACCAGCGGCAGAATCAGCCAGGTCTAAAATAGCAGATGCGCCAGTTCCCTCTACAACAGGAACTTTACCGTCTTTATGAGGAAGGGTAACAGTAGCATTACTATCAACAACAAAGTTAAGCTGTACTGTATAAGCTCCTTCAATGTAGTTAATGCCATTACTGTCTAATACTACGCCAGCAGTAGAAGATCTAGCATCACCACCTAAAATAGTGTATAGCTCAGTGAAATTATCATTGATCTTATCACCGCCGGATCTAAGCGTATCGCCAGTTCCATCGTTTGCAGTAGTACCTAGATCTAATATTTGCTTTGTCATGTTACCTACTCAGTTGGTTTATTGTAACTATTTATTCGTTATTCTTAAGGACTTCTACTTCAGCTTTCAATTCTTTAATAGCTTCAATCAAAAGACCAACCATGTTACCGTATCTAACTGCAAGTGCTCTACCATCTTCTCGTGTATTGTCCACTGTCTCGTAGACAACTTCTGGAAGAACTTCTTGTACTTCCTGTGCAACTACACCTGTCATAGACTCTTTAGAGCCAATATAGTTAAAGGTTACGCCGTTAATCTTAGAAACTTTTTCAAGAGCATTAGGAATATTTTCGATATTTTCTTTTAACTGTCTATCGGAAAGAGATGCAAATGCTGTTACATCACCACGTGCAAAAAAGTCGCCATCGTGCTGGAATGTAAAGTTGTGTACTCCATTGCCGTAAATTCTGAATTCATCAGAATCACTATTTCTAATAGAACTGAATCCATCGTCTTTTCTGAGCTGAACGTTACCAGTACTATTATCAACAGTAATAGAAGATACACCATTACTACCAGTTGTTACAGTTAATCCTGCATTATCGCCACTGGTAACACTACTGAGAATTTGACCTACTACGTGAAGCTCTTGGGTAGGCGCATCAGTACCAATACCAACCTCACCTGTATCAAGAACTGTTAATCTTTTTGTAGTACCAAGCGTGGAAATGTAGAAGTCGCCAGCAGAGTTAGTTGCTAAACGAACGTCATAGTCTTCGCCGTTGTTATTTTTTAGATCAATATAGCCTGCACTCGTAGCGCTAGTGATTTCAATGCCGCCAGTACTAATGAGCTCTACAGCTGCTGTGGGTGTACCAGAAGAAACGTTAGATGCGCGGATAGTACCATTAACGTCTAACTTAGTCTGTGGTGCAGCAACACCAATACCCATGTTTCCGCTATTATCTAAGTATGCGCCGCTCATAAGTCTAAGCTTATTAGATGGTTCATCATACTTAATAAAAGAGTTATCAGTGCTAATAGCAGCCGCCTGAGCCTTTAAATACAGTGCATCGTCTTGTGATACAAATCTAAATGGGCCGGAAGCGTTATTATCAGAGTATAGGTTAATAGTAGTATTACTACCTGCACTAAAGTTTGCTGTACTAGCACCTGCGCTAGATCTTACATCTAACTGATAACTAGGAGTAGTATCATTAACACCAACTTGGCCAGCTGCGTTAATAGTAATAATGTCGTCTGCTGCAGTAGAGTCAAAGTTTAGCGATCCTGCATATACTGCATTACTCAAGCTTGCTGGGGTCAGCTTTTCAGAAGTAACAGCGCCATCCTGAATCTTATCGGTACTAATTGCATCTGTACCGATCTGAGATGAATCAAAGGCTACTCTAAAATCAGAATCAAGTGCATCTAAAGCACTATCAATGTCTTGAAGAGCCGTGTTGATCTTAGAACCAGCTGTTCTTAAGGTATCGCCATCATTAGCGTTTGGCGCTGTACCCAGATCGATTAGTTGACTAGCGTCGAAGTAAGTTGGCATTACTCATTTCCTATATAAGAATCTTAAATTTATTTATAATCACTCTGTAGAAGATCCTGCTAACATAGCGGCAGAATCAGCGTAAGTGAAGTTATCGAAGAAATTAAACTGATCTTCATCAAATGTTTCGATTGCATTAGAGAACTTAATGCCCGGGAATGGCGATACTGTATCAAACGTTCCCGAATCAGCACTATCACTAAAGTCTCCACGTGCAGTATTAGAATCTGACATATTAAATGCCAATTCACTACTATCAATATCACTTGACCATCTTGGAGAATTAGGATCTAATAGATCGGCAATGCTTACATACTGGCCATTATATGGTGAATCAGCAAGAACGCCTTCACTCTTTTCGTAGTATGCCTTCTCATATTCATTATAGAAGTTAAAGGCTTTATTTGCATAGAATCTTCTATCCAAACTAGAATCGGTATGTGTCACAGAGCTAGCTCCTCCAAAATCAATAGAAGCTAAAGTCTCAACAGTATTAGATGCAGAGAACTGTCCAAGATCTAACTCAATAATATCAGTAACTGCAGAGAAAGTTAATGCCGCTACTTCTTCAAAACTATTTTGATAGAAAGCAGCATACCCAGCAGGGTGTAAAAAGTTTTTATAAAACTCAGAATATGCAGATGCAGGAATATCGGTTTTTAACAGAATTGAATAGATTTGATAAAAATACGAATCTTGAATGTATTTTTGAGACTGCGGACCAATTTCGCTTTCTCCAATAACAAACATATCGTGTCTAGGTAAACGCTTTTCTATGTTTGATTGATAAAAATATCTAAAAAATCCGTCTACCGAAAAATTAGTACCTTTTGCTTTATAGAAACTAGGTAATAGTTTATATGAAAACCCAGGAGAAGGAAAGATATTTGGATCAACATTCGGAACTCTTTCACGAAACAAAAGATTTGTGATTTCAGAATCAGCTTGATCAATATCTTTAATACTAAAAATTTCATTAATGCGATTTCCAAATTGGCCATCGCTATCTAAATACTCGTAATAAGCTTCTAAAAATTTTACTAGCTCAGGATACTGTTCACTAAAATGTTCAGGAATTACAGGAGTTACTTGACCACCATACGTGGTCACATCAGTCCTGTTATAATCTAGTAAAGTTTTAATATTAGCCATTAATTTGTCACACCTATTGTATTAGTGGCTTGATTAGTATCAGGTATACCACTAGCAGAATTTGATCCAATAGTAATCAAAGTATTTCTAAGTGGTTTAAATACTGAATCATCTTTAGGAATTGCATTAATTGAAATAAAGTTATCACCTGAAGTAATAGATTCTGGTAAAAAGCCAGTTAAATTAATAATTCCAGTTGTTGGATTATAAGAGCCAGTATTATCAACTAAAACGTTTCCATCTATATCAATAATTTGCAATTTAGTAGAGTGTAGTGGTGCATTTCTAATAGTACAAATTTTAGAATTATATACGAATCTACTACTAGTAATAATAGATTGATCTACAGTCATTAAAGGAGAAGCTAAACTATTTAAAAAACTAATCTCGTACGCCGATCTTACAAATGATCCTGCAGTATTTTTAAGCGGAATAAATCTAGATGATAATGTAAGGGAGATACTATTTCCTAATACAGAAGCATCTGCAGCATCTACGATAGTTTGTAATCTAGACTTTCTAATAAGATCATTAAACTTACCAGTATTATTTGCAAAGTATGATCCTATAGCATTTTTAATTTTGCTATTAATACCTTCTGAGGTTAAGTTAGTAGCTGATACGTCATACCTAAATGTGGTCGAACAGTTAATATATTGGAATGCAGGTTGTACAAACTCTGCTTCTACTCCAACAACAGAAAGTGGATCTGTTAAATTAGACTTAATAGCTTGTTCAACACTTGCAATCTGGGCTGGAGATAAAGTATCTTCGTATACGATAGACACCATAGTCTTACCATACTTAGCAGGAATATTATCTTCTCCACCCCAAGCATTAATAGACTTAATACCTGGTACACCATTAGCAATTACACCACGGTAATCACTAGGAGCAACTAATCTATTTTGAGCAAGATAAGACAAAGGAGCATTTACTCGAATAGACTCCGTAGATTCTTTATCTGCACCAAAGGCAGATTTAGCAGTAGTTTGAATGCTTAAAGGATAAGATACGTTATTAATTGTTAGATTAGGAAATGAAGGAGTAAAAACTGATGCACCATTAGCATTTTTACCATTTGTTTTCAAGTAAGATACTCGAATAACTTGACCTTCCTGAGGGTTATTTCCTGTCAAACCACCAATAGCAAAGTTAAACTCCCAGTAACCATTATAGGTTTCTAGTGGAAGATACAATGCAGTGTTCTCATCAATAGTCGAAATAATCTGTCCGCCAGACGTGGCGTTTGCACTAAAGTAACTAGTAAATGTATCAGAGTTGATATCATCGTAGACTTGTACAGCAACAGTAGAAAGATCTAGGTTTTGATCAGGAACAACATAAACCTGACGATCTGTACCAGGCTCTGCAATAAATGTTTTAACAGTAACCGCACCTTCTAATACAGTTACGGTAGGATTACCAAGTGGATCTAAAAATGTGTAAATGCCGGATCCTGTAGTATCATATCCAATATAATCAATAAGAGTTCTAAAGGTATATTCTACACCTTCTACCGTTGCAGTAAAAGCCCAACCAGCAGGAAGAGTGATAGTTTCTGGTTTTACTGCTGCAGACTGTAAGTTAACTGAAATATTTAAAGTAGCTCTAGAAGACGTCTTAGATCTTGGAATATAACCAAATGCTAAAGAGTGGTTAACTAGAGACGTACGCAACTGTGCGGTTGGTAAAAATGTTTCATTTAATGCAAAGTTTGCAACTAGTCCGTTAATATGCGTATTGTAGGCTAACACATCTAGAATGTTAGACAGCGCAGATCCTTCAAAGTCATAGTCTTCAAACTCGTCTTTACTAGAAAGATATTGCTTAAGCGACGCTTTGATATTGTCAAAGTCTAAGTCAGATGCTTGAATAGTTGTTGCCATTTTTATCTAATCCTCGATACGGAAGTCTCTAGTATTACAATCTCTTGGGTATTGACCACTTTAAATTCTACTCGAATATCCAGAGAATTTCTATCTGGATTATCATTAACGTCAACCACTAAAACGGAAGCTCTTGGCTCGTAAAACGCTAAAACGTTTCTAATTTCATTTTCTATTACAATAGCATTTTCTTCTGCAGTAAAATTTTCAAATAGCTTAGATCTTAAGTTAGCACCAAATGTCGGGTTAAATGGTCTTTCATTATAATTTGTTTGCAAAATTGTTTTTACTGATTGCTTAACTGCACCAGCATCAATTTTTTTATATACATCACCAGTGGTCTTAGCCGTAAAGGTTAAGTCTAAATCGCTAAAGTTTCTTTTTCTTGTCGTAATAATCGAAGGTGTTTGTAAGTTTCCATCTTCAATTGCAAGTGATTTAGTGACAGCCATTTAAATTCTTTTCTTGTATGATTGATTTTATTTATACTGGAAGAAGCCAAGGCCATTACGAATAAACGTTCTGAAGTTAATATCAGTACGAACTTTTCTTTCAAAATTACCTCTATAATAAGAGTCCACTTTGGGCATTACTACAATAATCTCTGCATGATACTGTTTACCTTCATAAAAATAATTATCTTTTTCTTGAGAAGGCGCTGCTGATACTGGATTAGGGTCGATTGTATCAAAGTGAAGAATTAACCCCTGGAACATATGATTGTCTTTCCAGTAATTTGCCAGTTCAAAAGTTTTCCATGGATCATTCTGGCCTTTAGAATTTAAAACTTCATATACAACTGCTCTGCCTTGTGTACCTAAATCTCTAATATCGCCTTGTACTAAAGCTTCAGTTGAATCAGGTTTAACTAATCCTTCGGTTACTGTAAGGCTATGTTGGCTAAACTTTTTATTAGATTTAAATCCTAAAATTAACGGAACTTGACAATACAGTCTTTTAGCAATTGTCATTCTTTCATCTTGAGTAAGATGATTCATAGTAGATCTAGTGCCTGGCGCATTGATAAACATTGAAATAGGAATGCCTTTACCAAGCTTTGTTCCAACTTGTATATCTTGTAACTTATGCGGATCATACAACGGATCAGGGAGTATACTCCTAGGTCTAAATTCTTCTTGGTATCTTACGACTTTATTGGAATTAATAAAAGAATCTTTGGCATATTTTTTACTAGCTTTTTCATTAAAGTATGTTCTTACTCTTTTAGGGCTAGGAATAAAATAATCAGCAGAAATAAGATCTTTAGCAAAGCATGATCCTACAAATGCTCCATCGGCACGATTGTTTGGGTCTCTTAAAATAGAACGTGTTTCTCTTGACGTCAAAGTGTTTAAGTTAAATTCAACCATTTGTAAAATCTCCATCCCCAAATGTATCTGGCCTGCTTGCAGTGTTATCTGTGGTTGCTTTTCCTGAAGATCCGTCAGATCCCTTTACACTGTTAGAAATAGTACTATTATCAACAGTTACTTTTCTAACGCCTAATGTCTTAGTCTTGTTAAGAGCCTCAGACATAATACCTGAAGTTGGTTTAGCAGTAGTAGAAGCTGCTTGCTCTGTGACGCTAGCACTTCCTCCGCCTCCACCGCTACCAAATCCGGCAACCACTGCTGTTGTTGCTGTATCTGCGTTACCGTTAACGTTACCTTTTAGGTCTCCAACAAATCCATCTGCTCGAACTGTTGTAGCGTCTACTGTTTCTGAGTGGGTTGACTTAGCATATATCACGTGGTTCTCAC